TAGATACCTGTTCCACCTGAAACTACAGCCTTTGGAAACAAACCAATTTCTTGATATGTATGATTGACAGCAAGTAAAGGGACGTTCTTCATTGTTAAATAAGGAGTCACCATGCGGAACAGTCCCTTTAAAGCTTTAGCTCTGGACATATCTGCCACAGACTTTTCATTAAGCGCATCTTCTAGTTCCTTTTTAGAAGCTAGATTACCAATGGAATCTATTACTACGCAAACTTTATCACCTCTATCTAGGTTATCTAATTGACCAACTAAATCAAACTTCAGTTGTTCAACATCAGTTATAGGTGTATGTAATACTCTTGTTGGATCGATACCAAATGCTTCGAAATAAGATTGTGGTGAACCAAACTCTGAATCATAAAATAACATTACTGCATCTTTATGTTCTTTTAAGTATGCTGCAGCCATAAGTAAAGCAAATGATGTCTTGAAATGTTTTGATGGACCAGCTAATACTGTTAATCCACTTGTCATTCCACCTTCAACATCACCAGATAAGGCTACGTTAATCATTGGAACTGTTGTTGCTACTGAATCTTTCTCTTGAAAGAATATAGAATCTTCTAAGACATCAGTTCCTTTAATCTTAGAATTCTTTTTAAGCTTATCCATTATAGACATTATACATACCTCCTAGGATTACGGGATAACTGAGTAGAAGCATGCAATTTTTGTTGCCTTTTAATAGCTTCTTTCTTTTTCCTTTGTCTTGCTTGAGCAGGTTTTTCATAATACTCTCTTTTACGCACCTCTTGAATTATCCCAGCTCTTTCAACTTGTTTACGAAATTTTCTAAGGGCTACGTCAAAAGGCATAGGTGTTGCTGGCCTTTTGTCTTTGGGATGCCTCTTACGAGGTCTTAAATCTACACTTGGCATAGTTTCTCCATTTTTATTTTATATAGTATATTATACCATAAATTGGTCCAATTGTAAAGGATTATTTTCACAAATATAGGATCTTTTTTTATTGTCTTGTACTAGAAACTTAGTTTCAATTAAGTCTAGTTGATTATCAAAATATTTCTTTATCATACGAGCAGGATGTTCAGCTGTAGTAACTGGTACATTCTGACAAATATGATTTAAAGAACGTTTAGGATTTAGTAAGATAAAATCATCTGGTAGTTTCATTAATGATAAAGCTTCACGTACTGTAAGGTATCTATCTTCATCAGGATGCGTTAAACATGTAGGCATATGTCCTACAAAAGCACCTATCTTGTCTTTGGGTATTTCTGTTGTTTTACGCATTATATTACCACCAGCTTTAAGCTTATGATATTGTCTATCGCATTTTTTAGCTACGTTATCGTATCCATTTTCTCTCATCCATTCAGCTACTTTCTTATAATTAGTTCTTTCTTCTATATAATCCATTGGATTAGTTGTTCTTTCTAGTTTAGATGCAAACTCTTCATGTGTTATACCACCTTCCAATACTTCTAATACATATCGATAGTAAGGATTATCTGAAGGCTTTGCTTCATTACATAGTATTTGACTCATTGGATCGTCTTCTCTACGTTCTACGTTACGTATGTCATCAGCAATATTACCTGGTCTTTCTAATACATAATCAAATAAAGGAACTTGATCTCCTTCCCAAAAGAAATAGAATGTTCTATCTCTGACTTGGCTTAATCCATGAAGTATAGATTTAGTTTTAAATATAGAAAATGAATAACCATTCTCTTCACCAATCTTTCTTAATCTTTTAACTACAGGTTCTCCCATCTTAGATGCTAATCTAGGAGCGTTTTCTCCCCAGAATACCTTTGGTTTAACCTCACCTAATACATATTCTGCTGCTTTATACATCCAATCATTCATAGGATTATTACTTGCTGCAGATGGACTAAGTGAGCTCAGCCCTGCACATGGGCATACAGTATTAATCACATCAACTTTTTCTGTGTAACTGTGGCCCTCTGAGAGGTTCAAATATGGGACCTCATTGTTATAACGGTGTAAAAGGTGTTCTTCATTAGCCTGAAAGCCTTCAAAAGTAAGAATATATTCTGGTCTTTTACCAAAAACATTCTCCATTGCTATTGTTTCTCCACCTATAAGTGGTATTATACTCGCATATTTCATCCGAAAAACTCCTCCAAGTCATTTGTATCTTCGTCTAATCCATTCCAATACGGATAGAATTCTCTAGATAAATGAATTGACTTAGGCTTTTCCATATATGCAAAATCCAATTCACCTTGTTTATTTAATAAATATTTTGTCCATTTAATGCCTAATCCAGAGTTATGTATAATTTCATTAAACAAGTTTCGTGCATTATTTCTTTCTTCCCATGTTCCATAAAACGGCTGTCCTTTATAGTAACCTGATTGTGGAAGTTTTCTAGACTCATTTTCGATGGGTAGAAGTTCGTAAATACGACCTGGAACAGATAAGTTCTTCACCTCCGTTACATATCGTTCAGCTAGATCTTTTACGTTCTTCTCCCAACCGCCTTCCAGTCTACAAACATGATGTCTTATATCTATATTACCAAAATAGAATTCTACTGAACCTTCAGTCTCCATATTGATATATGATTCTAATCCATCGTTTAATGCTCCATTCAATGTTTTAAATGGAACACTATTCACAGTCCAACCTGATCTATACATGCAGATCGAATGAGAATCTCCTACAACTAATTTCTTAGTTTGATTTGGATATAAAACTGTTTCCGCAGTATCGTACATCCTTTTTAAATTATCTATGTCTACTTCCAACCACTCTGGCTGAACTTCTTTCTTAGCTGACTCAAGCTTGCTTTGTACCATTTCATGGTACGGTGGAAAATCGATTCCAATTGAGTATACCTTTCCCTTAAATTTAGAAAAGTTAACAGTGTTTTGAACATATGGAAAACCATAGACACCACCAAACATATTGAGACCACCACTCCAGTCGCTGCCATGATAAACCCAAAGACTATCATAGTCATTGTGGTCGCTAATTGTTCCACCATAATTGACATCGCAGTGTCCGTATTTTTGTTGTATTTGATCGCCATATATTACTCCTTGTGCTCCTCTATGGGATGCTGCTCTTTTTGCAATTGGTATGAAAGGACAATTAATAATATTCTTCATTACCAATGCCTCAGTATACCTGATATAATAAAAAAGCAAGTTCCAAAATTTACTATTACAATAACTGTTCTCATAAGAGCAACTATATCAGCTTCTTTTGGATCATCTGATGCTTTTTCTCCTAGGGACTTAGCCCATAATTTCCAATAGTATCTTACCATTTATCTGTATTAACTCCTCTAGTATTAAATGTACCAGCAGGTTTAGCCTTATCATAATCATAAGGAACTGATACTGCAAATGGATCTGATAATCCTTTACCTACCCATTCACCTGTGTTATAAAGAGTAGAAGGATTTATATGGTCCATATATCTATCAACCCACATATCATTTTTCTTACACCATGCTTCTATTTCTTCATATGTACCATATACGAGTGTTCCCATTTTATAGGAACTACCATCTGCATGTAATACTCTTGCAATTTCTTGATGTGAAATACAACCTGACATTATTCTTTTCTTACTCCATCTGCGTATTTGTGATTAACTTCGCTATGATGTTGTTCATCAGCTCTAACATGTTTAATTAAATCTGATAGTCTTGCATCACTACCCATATCATAATATTGTATAGCTAAATGTGGCGCTGGAACATTTTCTACTACGCCACTTTCAACTAATTTTAAATATTCTGTATAACTAATAACAGCTTCTTCTTCAAAGTAGGCTATCATTCTATGTGCTGTTCTATAACTTAGAATGTAAACTACAAAATAGAATAGCATAAAAATTCCTTGTGCTAACATGACTAACAATCTTTCAAACCAGTTTGGTTTAACTAATTGTATAAAGAACATTAAATGCATTCTTTCGTTTTCTGCTTCAGCTAGCATTTCTCTTATGTCTGGTCCATAACCAGTTTTCATCTTTCTTAAACTTTTTAAATGTAACCACATACCAGCCACCATACCTGGAACACCAGCAATAGTTTCTAATACAATAGCTCTATGACCATATCTTTTTGCAAAAAAAGTATCCGCAATAAAACGGAAAAACTTTGTCATAGATTTTGCAAATAAATCTCTCATTTTCTCCTTCTCATGAATATATCTACTCCGAAAAGAGAACCACTTCCTGCAATCTCAAGCTCTGGAAACTCCCAGAAGTTATCATTTTCAAATCCGTAATCAGCCCGTGCTCTTACTATTTTAAAATCTTTCATTATATTATTATACCACATTTCCATGAATTTGTAAACGTTTGATTTATTATGTAATTCTAGAGCGAATTCTTCTATATACTTCGGTAATATACCATTGTTCTGTTCTAACCAATGAGCTTCTGTACCTTCAATATCCATCTTTAAATGCGTTGGTCTATGCTCATCAAGTACTTTATCTATATTATAATTAGTTACTTCATATCTTAATGTTCTTCGTTTCTTTGAACGATAGTTAGGAGTTACAGAACCCGAACATGTTCCTTGATCTGTAGGAGTTCTATAAAAGGTTAGAGTTTCATCATTTAAATGAGATACTGCAGCTTTATGAATAATACCTTTATCGCTTGGAAAATTCTTAGATAGAATCTCAAAGTTTTCTGGATCAGCTTCATATCCAATATATTCATCCACGTTTTCATTCTTACACATATGAGCAAATCCGCCGATGTTAGCTCCAAAATCTACTACTACAGACCCAGGGAAAAATCTAAAATCTTCGTAGTTATTTCTACAATCATTTATCATGTTTCTATCTGTTCTATTTCCTTTTCGATGTAGAACGCCTTTATATTCTCTTAATTCCATTACATAAACTCCGATAATGATTGTGTATTTGTTGTCTTAGCTCTCGCTACTTGCCTACGAGCGCATGCTTTTTCATCATCTCGTATTTGTAGATATACACCAAACTGACAACAAAGTACTTCTGTTCCATAATATTTAAGAGAGTTTTGTTCTTCAGAAAATAAAGAACTTCCGTCTCTTAGTTTGATATTGAATGCATTCTTATCAAAATCTACATTAGTTGTAAGACCAACTTCATCTGAATTTTCTCTTAGAAAGTATATAGCATCTGCATAAGCTTTCTTTGGCGCATTCGGCCACATTAATTTAATTGTATATACTGCACCAGGACCAGGAGATACGAATCTCTGATCATGATGGTATTTCATTTGAGGTAATACTGAAGTAGAAGCTGCACAATGGAAACCATAGTATTCTCCAACTCCTGGTAGGGTACGAAGAAGCTTATACACTTGTTCCATATTTTGACAATTAAGCATTCCTTCAATTATTTTTGTATCTCTAAACGAAGCAACCCATTCACATACATCAAATGCATGGAACTTTCTATCTGGTTGATTATAATAATCCCGACAAAAGTTTCTTGCTGAAGTTTGAATCGAGGTATGTAATTCTGTAGTACCCCATATTGGTTGCTTATTTTTTGTAGCTTTATCTAAATTACCTTTAATAAAAGCTTTATAATCATTATCTTTATTAGCAATTCTATCAAAGTCTACAAAGTCTCCATCTTGGCCTGAAGCTAGAAAATGAACTCCTCTTGCTCCATAGAAATGAGATATGATTGTATTACATACAATATTATTTAAACTCATTTGATGAGAAGCAATTTGAGTACCAATAAATCTCATACGATCATCAAGAGTAATTGTTGGATGGAAATATTCGACATCTTCGCCTAAGCCAAAGTCAATGTCTCCATGCCGGTTTACAGCTTCGTATTTTTCAGATATAAAGCCTTGCTGTATGCAGGCTCTTTGATTAATTTTATAAAGGAACCAATTAAAGTCCTTCATTAATTCTTTATCGTATGTATTCCAGTCGTATAAGTATTTAGTATTCGAGTATCCCATCTTCTCGTTTCAAATGTATAATATTAAGTTCTGGATGATCTTTCCTAATTTCTTTTATTTGGATCGGATCATCTTCAAAATGCATTCCAATGTCATAACCTAATTTTTTCAATGTAGTAATTATTCCAGCTTTAAACTTCCCTGAAGTATTTCTATTGTATCTAATGTCATCTCTTGCAAGAGGATTCATATATACAGTATTATCTATACCTCTAGAAATAAGCATTTCTTGAGTCTTTTTAAATTCGTAGATCGGCCGCCCAGTTATGATTATATCACCATAACTAGGTCTTACGCCTGTAAACTCTTCTCCAAAGTAAATTACACCGTCAATATCAAATGTATTAATCTTCATAATCCGTACTATCAGTTTGAAAGGTATGAGCTAAATCTTCAGCTCTTGGATCACTATCAGCTAATTGCAATGATGTAATAGGAGTAAGTGTTCTCCTAGATAACGCATCACATTCAAATTTTGCATCTGCAGTAAGCATTTGTACTGGTGGAGATTTTTGAGTCCAAGCCGAAGCTCCTCTTAAATATCCTACAATACCCATTTCACTTGCTACTTTACAGAATCGAATAGCTGAAACAACTACACCACCAGAGTTTGGCGAATCTTGAACAGAAAGTCTAGCTGACATTTCATATCTTGCTCCACCAAATCCATAAGCAACCATATCAAAGTTAGCAATCTTATTATCTGATGCTATATATTCTGCTCCTGGTTTTTGTTGAACGGTAAGAGATGGACCAGCAAATAAAGTCATACCTGCTGTAGACTCATCCCTTACAATATTTTGTCCTTTTAGTACATTTTCTTTTGAGACATGTTTTGAATGTAATCTATATTCTTTTGCCATGTTTAAGAAGTCTGTATTTGCAGTTCTACCAGTTCTAATATGTTCTTGACCTTGAGTAGAACCTGCAGCCATATTCATTTGAATATGTTGTGTGACTTGTAAACCAGCATCGAGCATAGCGCCTTGTAATACTTCTGACATTCTTGAAGCACCCCAGGCCGATCTCATATCTGATCCGATAATAGTTAATCCTTTATCAATAAATCTTTGTTCTACTTCCATTGCTTTATCTGTAGAAATTAAAGTTGGAATACAATTTACAAAATGTACACCAGCGTCTAAAGCAATATTAATCCAATAATCAGTTGCTTCATCTGAACCTACAGGTAAGTAATTAATAAGAACATCCACTTCATGATATTTTAGCAATTCAATTGTTCTCTCTTGAGATTCAGCTGGAATTGCTCCATTTACAAAGGTAACATCATCAGGATAATCATTCATATGTGGAGCTATTCCGTCCATTTCTGGAGCTGAATAACATAACGCATCTGGATGAACACATGAAGTATTTGATATAGTATCAATTTTATCTACATGGTCCATAGAACAGTTAGGTTTAGCTCTTAAAGCTTTGTGTAATTTTTTATTGACTTTTCTCTTATCAATATCAAATCCACATACAAATTCGAGGTCATTAGTAGTATACCCACCAATATCTGGGTACATTAAACCAACAACATCTTCTGGATTCTCGTTGTAGTATTGAACGCCCTCAACGAGAGATTTGGCGCATGATCCGACACCTATGATGCCGACTTTTATTTTTGACATAAGTTTTTCCTCCTTTTATATCAGTTTATTATAGTGAGTAGATTTGGCTGGAGGCCAGAGTAGCTCACTCTATAATATATTTATAATTAAACAAAATCGTACTCAATTCCTGTTTCTTCAAACAATTCAAGTGTAGTATATAATGATTGCTTCCATTTAATTGGAACTACACTTGGATCTGATATCTTCGGAGATACTACTCTGAGTATACCAGCTTGAATTATTCCTTTAGCACATTCATTGCATACTGGTAATCCATAAACATACATAGTAGAACCTATTAAACTAGATCCTTGATATGCTGCGTTATAGATACAATTCATTTCAGCATGTACTACATACTTATACTTTGATTCTTTATCAGCTAATCTAAATTCGTTATCTTCGATACCTCTAGGAAAACCATTATAGCCTTGAGCAATGACTCCACCATAATCTGATACTGCTATAGCACCAACTTGAGTGCTAGGATCTTTTGACCATGTTGAAACTTCTTTTGCTAATCCTAAATATCTACTATCCCACTTATCCATTTATTTCACCAAATCAAAATGTCTTTCATATACATGTAAATTTTGTACTTGCCAGAATATATTTCCGGCCCGTAATGTTCCATGATATAGTTCTTTGTTTATATCACTAGTTAAACAATTTAATACATATTCTTGCCAAGCAAAATCATTGCGATATCCAAATACTACATCATTAGATCTCATTTGAACAACTGCATCGACTTGACTATTACGAATATAATAAGTTACTGCATTCGTACAAATAAAATCTGATTTACCACCTTGATAATATTCAGTCCATATAGACGGTCTTTGATATATCATCGATGCTCTACGAGAATCTGGATTTTCATTTAGTTCTTGAAGTACAGATTCATATTGATTATGATATTGTTCTGAATAAATAAGTTTGCCATAATTGGAATTGATATTACCATGAGGGTCAGCTGATCCAACCCAAGCTGCAGGAGGTTCTCTTTCTCCAGCATATATATCATTTATATTTGTTGACTCAGATTCATACCAATCAATTTCTCTATCGATATAATCTGTATTAGGTTTACCGAATATTGCTGGTTTATCTGCTAAGAAATTGGCACCAATTATTTCAATTGTTTTACAACCAGTTTTATCTGTTGTAAACTCTTCATTTTCAAGAGCATTTACAAAGATTTCTGCAATATCTTTAGTCGTGTTCTGATACATCAATTTTCCTTTTGTTAAACATATCACGATCAGGATCTTGTCCTTCCATCTTACCACGAATATATGATACTGCAAAACTTGCATAGTTAACCATATCTTTGTAAGTATCTTCTAACGATTCATAATTAGGTTCATTACCTGATTCAATTATCGATGTTGCTCTTTGCATCTTACCGATTAAGATATCATGAATAGTATCAATACCTCTACGGTAATGCATTGCTTGTAGAACAGTTGATTCATGACTTTGATAGTCTTGAGATTTTTTAGTTTGCATTTCTGCACATTCTTGTAATACTTTTAAACTTTCTTTCATATTATATATTATACCATAGTTTCATTGAAATGTAAACGATTATTTTCAATTATTTTAGTCTGCAATGTAAGTAATACCTTGCTCATTTAATATTGCTCGATTCCATAAATGTCCTTGTTCAGTATCGTCTTTTGACTGTCCAAGGTAAGGAACTGCATGATACTCATCAATCATTTGCTGATTCACGCTTATCGGGTTATCATCAATAAAAAGTTCACCGAGTATTCTACCAAATTTACCTTTGTCATGAGATACTAATTGAACTTCTTTACCTTCTAGTTTAGAAACAAGATGTGCTTTACTCGCTTTACCATAGAACTTTTCTTCTAAGTCTCTTGTTCTTGATTCCGGAGTATCTATGCCCATCATTCTTACTCTTTGTTTTTTATAGATCATTCCAAATCCTAAATCAACATCTACATCAACTGTATCGCCGTCTACGATTCTTGTAACCTCTACTTTATATCTATACATGTCTTCTCCACGTATTATCTGTCCATTGCCATCTACTATTGTAAGTATATTCTGATGAGTCAATAGGGTTAATAAAAATAATGAGATGATCTGGCCAATCCATCCACGTTTGATTTAACTTTATATTAGTAAATTTTTCGATCATAAATGGTATATTATCTATTGAGTTAGTTACTTTAACTTCAACATAATTTCCATCTGGATCGATTACGTCTTTGTATTCTCGTTCATCATCATCATATCCTAATATATCTATAAGATATAATTCTGCTGCGTGCCCTCTTCGAGTTTGCCTAAGTAAATCTTCCCAACTTCTACCACTATCTTTAAATGATATATTTGTTCTAATTTTTTTAGCTTCCTCTAAGGCTCTATCATGAAGCCTTATGGGGTTTATTTCATCAAGTGTAAAATCCATTATCCAGTTAATAGTATTTGTTCTACCCAGTTTTCTGCTACATTTTCAGCATACTGTTCTGAATGATTATACACTTGTCTTGTTTCTATTAACTTATTTTCTTCAAAGAGATTAACATAAAAGCCTTCTTCATTTTTCATAACGATTGCTTGTCTATTACCTTTTTCATAAGTATGATATTCTCCAAATGTCATAGTTTCCTCCTATTTGTAAAATCGATGATCTTCGATTGTTATTACTTCTGTTAAATGATCTGCCCAATACGGGGTTATATATGTCGCATGATACCAAAGGGAACCTTCAGTAATATCATTCTGATTATTGTTTAAAGCAATATCAGCAATTCGAATAGATTCTATCCATGTTTTAGAATCTTTTGGTTCATCTGATTTGCCATCACAATACCAACTGAATTGACACATTCCTCTATTAGGAACTTGTTCTCCTTTCCATGAAGTGTAATATGATTTTGTTTGATATACTACTTCACATATAGTTTCTGGAAACTGTAAGTCTTCAACTCTATTTAGAGTTACATGAGCTACAGCCATTTTACCAGCATAAGGTTGATTACCAGATTCAAAATAAATATTTTGAGCTAGGCAAAACCTATCATTATTTTCGTCATAGCCATAAGCATATTCAGACCAAAAAATAAATCCAATTAAAAATACCCAAATAGTAAAATGCATTGGCAAATACCATTTAGATGATGAGTTAGGTAATTTCATAATATTCTCCTTTATATGGTGGAGCTGGAGGGAATCGAACCCACGACCTTTCGGATGCAAACCGAACGCTCTCCCAACTGAGCTACAGCCCCATTTATATATTTTTCCTAAAAACAAATTCAATAGCTCTTTCAGCTTCTTTATCGATTGGTCTTTTAAGATACCAATTGCCACAATCAGCATCAAGATCTCGAATTATAAATTCAACTTCTTTTGCTGTTATAGGATAACCTTTGCTTACAGCATTACCAGCAACAGATACCATTATCTGATAAAGCTTGTAATACCAACCATCGTTTAAAACTTTGTATTCTTCTATTTGTCGTTTGTTGACAAAAGGACAGTCTTTATATCCTGTCCATGAATATGATTTGTTATTTAGAGAATTTTCTCTATGCTTTCGTAATCCTTCTTGAATAGCTTTCGGAAGTCTTTCATAAAAGCTTTCTTCAGGTAGAACATATTTGTGTTTTGACATCAATTCATTGGGATCCATAATATCACCATCATGCGTAAATATAAAGTTAAATGAATCTTTATACTTTGCTGGTATATAATACATACGACTTAAATCTTTTGTTTGAGCATCTGCTATATCGCCGATTTCTTTATTTAAAGCAAACCAGAAATGTTTAATATTGTCCTTATTAACATTATTTGTTAAAGGAAATACCAGCCTAAAACGAGGCTCGTGTAAACTAGAACTTGCAGTAGAGTAACAAATATATTTATATCTTTCATATTTAGATTCAATATCTTTTATATCACCGCTAAAGTTATCAATATCGAGAATACCAAACCCGCCCCAAGCAACCACATTATCGTTAGCCCGAGTAGTATCAGGCAGATATATAGCAGGACTAATAAGAGGTGCTTCAGACTTTGTACGATATTTGGTGGATTCTGCGAGTCTATAGAGTACTGATTCGAACTCTTCAAACGATTCATAGTCCATCCTTTTAATCGTTGTATTGTCATATATACTATCAAAAATTGTTAGGGAGATCGCCATAATTACCTTTATGAGATGGTGGTTCCCAGTCTTCTCCTTTGACAAGATCTGGTAGTCCAAGTGGATTAGGCCTAGACTCTTTTACACCAACTGATTTATCCATGTTTGCTACTAAAACTTCATTCCAAGCTTTATGAGCGTCGACGCCAAATGCATCGAGAGTACCGATTGCTACTACACAAAGATCGATAAGACCATCAACGATTTCTTCAGCATCTTCAGCTAAAATCGCTCTTTTAGTTTCATCCAATTCTTCTTGTAGAAAATCAGCTCTAAAATTTAGAAACTGAATTAGTTTATCTTTGTTTGCCGCTACCCATTCACGCGTACCATATTTGGTTTGCATTTCTGTGATATCTTGTGGCCAGTTCATACTCATTACTTTATGATTCCTTTTGATTGGCTTAAGTCAATTGGACTTATTGCCTGTTTAAATTGATCGATCATATCTCCAACTGGGTCAATTACAAATAGAATCCATCTATTATTAATAAGCAGACCATCTGCAGCTTTTGTATAAGGCATCCACGGCATAAAGCCGATCTTGCCTTCACCAGCTGGGATCATGACGATACCGTCGTATAGCTTAACATGATCTTCATATGTTTCCACATTAGCTATAATTTCTTCACCAGACGATAGTCTGACGAGTTTGATTTCTTTTTTAATTTTCATATTGTATATTATACCATAGTTTGAGCCAAATGTAAACGTTTTTATGCAAAAAATTCATCTAAAGTAGATCTTTCTTCTGAAGACCAGCCTATTGCATCCAAGATCGGCTCAATTGGATCGAGGAACGTCTTTTGAAATTGAGTATCAAAGTCAATATATTTATGTAAACCAAATTCATCAGGCAGATACGTCGGAAACGAGATAACATTCTCATGAATTGGATTTGGAGTACGGAGATAGATAAACTTAATCTTTTCTCCATTCTTGATTTTTTCATACTTCTTTTGTAACGATAAGTTTGATAACATATGATTGTATAGTAAACTACCGCGAACATGTATAGGAGTACCTTTTTTGTACAGGTTTTCTGAATCTTTGAATTGCTTAACTTTAGTAACTCCACGTGGAAAAGCAATTTCATCTGGACCGAGCGTTTTGAAATAGCCTTTGAATTGATCGATGGCTTCTTGTGTATTTACCTCATTCGAAGAAATAATAACTTTGAATATCTGTTTGAGAGCATCACGACATGGAGCTGGCGTAGAAGATTTGATAGCTTCAATGCCCATGATTTTAAGCTTTGGTTCTTTGTATCTTACACCTTCGTTATCATGCACATTAAGGATATATCTTTTCTTGGCTGTCCATATACCACGATCAGCAATTGCTTCACGTTTCATGACCATGCGATTATCGATACCACCAAGTTTAGTATATAGCCTATCATAAGACTGAGCTAGTACTGGCTCAAGCATTTCTGATGCAGCTTTGTCTAAGAAACTAGTAGGATCAGATGGATTGACTTTATTAACAAGATCGCCTAAGCCCACATACAGCGAATCTGTGTCGATTGCAAGTACATAGTCTTTGTATTTTTCTGGTTTAAGCACTCCGTTAAGATAATCATTGAGGGCGTATTCGGCCCATCGTATGGTAAGCTGTCCGGTAAGAGTAATCGCTTCTGCGATTCTTTGATCGAAGAATCGAAAATAACGATTGCCGAGAGCACCATAAAGAGAGTTAAGGAGAATTTTAATTGCCATTTGTCGATTTTCATTGATGGCAATATCCCTTTCGATTTTGTATAGTTCTTGTTTATCATTTTTATCTATAAGTTGTAATTGTTGTTGAGCTTGAATCATAGCATTCTTAATGCCAACACGTTCTGTATACATTTCATCGATAATCTCAGGTAGAATACCTTTTTTATCAGTTCTGAAATACTGGCCGTTTGCGGCAAGAGCCATGTCTTTTGTACGCACCGGTTTATTATCCGCTAGTAGTCCTTCAACATCAACTTGTTCGGTTATACCGTTAGCAATAGTCTCAGGAGACATATTGTACTGCATAATAATTGAAGGATATAGAGAATTCAAATCAAAGCTAGTAACCCATTCATGCATTCCAACATGGGGATCTTTTACATAGCCGCCTGGATACATTGTTTTGTGCTTATCTTCAGCAAAAGGAATAGCAATTTTTTTGTCATTTAAATTTCTGTATATGATACTATCCCAAATAGCCGTAGTACCAAATGTATCAGTGTAGTTAACTCCAGCTTGATAAGCCATAGTTACAGCAAGAGTAATTAGCCCAAGTTTATCTTCCAATCGATCGACAAGTTCAACGTCTTTGATATTGTAATCAATAAACTTTTGATAGTTGTATTTGTATAAAGAGAATAGATCATTATACTCATCGTACGATAGTTTCTTTTCGCCAAGTACGACATGAGCAATATGATCGAGTTTGTATGTTTCTTGTGGACCGTATGAGTAGCCAAACTTTTGAAAGAGCTCTAGGTAATCAATAACAGATATACCTTGTATCTTATAACCAGCTTGTTCACGACCAAACTTAGAACTAGGTCTATCGTCTTGGAAAGCATGAGATTTAAGAGAACTTCCCCATGGAGAAAGCTTGTATATTTGTTCTTCACCAATAATTCTTTTGATACGATTTACAATATAAGGTAAATCAAAGAATCGAACATTCCAGCCAGTTAAGACGTCGGGAGTATTTGATGGTTGAGACCAATGAGCAAGAAAATCATGTAGAAGTAAAGATTCGTTTTCGAACTTTTTGTATACGACTCTGTGTGTTTTCATAAGAGTCTTTTCTACATCGTAGTCTCCACAACCCCAAACATAATAAGTATTATCAATATTGTTTTTAAGACAAATTGCAGTGATAGGATACGACGCCATATCAGGCTCAGGAAACCCGTCATCGGATTGTACCTCGATATCAATTGTTGTTACGTTGATCTGATTACGATCAAATTCGATTTTGCCAGGGAATTCGTCATTGATAAAGGCTGACACATATCGTATCTGTCCATGGATATCAATTCCAGCAATATGTTTCTTTTCATTAATCCATTCTTTAGCATCACGCATAGATTCGAATTCTAGTTCGCCAACTGGCTGGCCATTAAGAGCTTGCCAATCTGTAGGTCGATTCGTAGTAACGTAAAGTCTAGGTTTGTATTTTATTCGCTTAGAAACTCGTTTACCGTTTTCGATGCCACGATAAAGCAGAGTATTTCCATAGCGAGTCACATTAGTGTAAAAATTTGTCATTATGTATATTATACCACATTTCAAGTCAAATGTAAACGATTATTTTCATTATTTTAAGGTTGGAGGGGATTTGACTCCCCTCCGAGTTTTTATCGTTTGGACCCTAACTGATGCTTGCAAGCCAGATTAGAGCTGGAGCTGTACCTATACATACTCCTACTACTAATGCTGCTTGTAAAGCGTCATATAAGGTCTTAGCGATATCATCATGCTTAGCTATTATAGCTTTTATATGTGTCATGATTTATCTCCAGTAAATTTGTGTTTCAACATATCTACTGAGTTTTCGCTAATTGAGAGATTATTCTGCAATAAACTCTTTCTTCTTTGATGTCCCAGTAGACCCTATTTCGATCTTCCTTGGACGCCTTTCCTCAGGAACTTCAACTCTGGCATGAACCACGAGTATTCCATTTCTAAGGTCTGCACCATCTATAACTACAAATTCAGAGAGTCGGAAGGACTTCTCGAATCTGCGGGATGAAATGCCTTTGTGTGCGTATTCACGCTCATCCTTATCAGATTTTTCGGCCTTTACTAAAAGAATGCCGTCTTTAACCTCTACAGAAATATTCTCTTCTGAGAATCCTGCAACCGCGAGCTCAATAATGAAGTTTTCATCATCGACCTTAACAACGTTATGAGGTGGATAGTTATCTTGAGATCTTCCAGCTGAGTGGATTCTTTCAAGCTCATTTAGTATCGGTTCAAACCCGATAAACAGTGAACGAGGTACGTTCATAGTATTTCTTACCATTTTATTTTCCTCCTATTAAATAGCAAGGTTGTTGGAAACTCGGCCAATCCGACGTTTCTCAATTATATTTATAATAGTTCAATCTTCAGATTGATTATTACCAATATTATATTTTGGACATAGTTCCCACATTTGTTTATCTTTATAAGGTATAACCTTAATCTGACGTAGTGGAGCAATGTCCTTTGCTGCTTCTGGTTTTAGAATAGAGACTAAACCCCAATCTCCTAGAAGCGTTGCAATTGTATTTCTTCTTTGTACATCATTCTCTATAAGATTAGAAGGTTTACCATCTAATAGAAAGAGTTCTTTAAAATGTACTATGAAGTATCTGCCTTGTTTATGCAGAATATGACACGATTGGAATAGCTTATTATCTTTTCTAGATGCTACTCCGATACGAGTAAGTGTTTCTCTTACTTTTAAAAAATCGTCTGGTTCGTTTAACGTAATCTCGAGCATCGATGCCGGAGACCAGTCTGTTATTTGATTATTATTTTGATCTTCCACCTTTGTAAATCCTTTGTCTTAATGCATCGATCTCATTCTTTCCGAACAATGCTAATACAGATTTAGCTTTCTCATTGCTATATCCATAATATTCTTTGATTATTTCAATATTATCGATCTCAGTTGGCTTAAGCCATTTAGAGAATCGATTTTTCTTCTTAATTATATTTATAAAAAAATCAAACTGAAGGCGACTATCTATGTTATGATGTATATTCATTTCATTTGCATAGAGTATAGTATCTTGAAAGTAAGATAAAGACCTATTAACTAAGAACGCAGGGTATTCTTTTTCAGCAAGATCATCAACCATAATATCTTTCTTTGAGGTATTAATTGCTTTTACGTATTCAAACGGATTCATCTTCTCCATACCTCCCACGAGTTTCATTACCATCATAATTTAATTCAGTCATGCTTTTTTGTTTCATTTTAAAATCTGAGATCTCATCATTGAGTTCGCCAATTCTTTTATGCGCTTCAGCAAGTTGAGATTGTAGTTCTCGTACGTTATGCTTATAGATTTCTAATTCTTTTTTTACTAATTCTTTCATTTGAATTTGACTCCTGCCATGATTTCAGTTAAGCATGCTACTAGATTAAGTTCATGATCAGCAACAAAGCTGTTCTTGTATTGATAATCAGCTAAGATAAGAACTGTTTGAGGAATTGACTGTGGGTCAATATAGTCATTCATATTATCATATATCTTTCTGAATAAAGCAGCTGGTTCGCTGTCCATATTATCTGCAACCCATTGTCTCATACCTCTAAAGTTTTTAAGTTTCAGATGGTTAATCAGTTTATCAATAGCAACATCATTTAGATTAACGAGTATACCAGAATCGATCTTGCCAGATACTGAATAACGTTGTAATTCATTTAAAACTCTACGCCAATCAGGCATATGTTTCATTAAGAGTTCTGCAATAACTTCCTTTTCAAATTCAATCTTTTCTTGCTTTAATATATTTTCAACTCTACTCATAAATTGAGTAAGCAGAGGTGGCATATCTTTCTTAGCAATATTGAATTCGACGATTGAACATCTTGAATGAAGTGGTTCTATAATTCTATTCTTAAAATTACATGTAAGAATAAATCTACAGTTTGCACTAAACTCTTCGATAAATGCTCTAAGCGCAGGTTGGGTGGACTGTGGATTTAAGTAATCAGCTTCATCAAGGATTACAACCTTGTATCCACCCGAAAGAGATACGCTTGACGCGAAATGCTTTATCTTAGTTCTTAATGTATCGATACCAGACTCTTCAGATCCATTGATTAATAGATAATCTAAGTCTAACTCATTACACAAAGCTCTTGCTACTGTTGTTTTACCAGTACCAGGAGTACCAGTCAATAACATATTATGTAGCTCTCCTCCGGCTACTACATCTTTAAATGTGTTCTTAATATTGTCGGGCAATACTGTATCTGCAATCTTAGCAGGTCTGTATTTTTCTACCCATAAAAATTCATTCACCTAATACCTCCCAACCTTCGACAGTATCTAATCGAAATGATCTCCAAGCATCTTTATCTAGCGACCAAACTGGAAAAGCTTCCATTTGATTGCCGGAATAGTCAATGCTCACTGTAACACCATTTGCTTCAAGTACTGTGGGATTGAGAGTACAGGGCATAACTCTAAGTTCCCCTGTGTCTATTTTTCTAAATGATACAGTTACTGTACCTTTTTTGAGTGCGGCAATTAGATTTGCCTTTTCACTAGTTTCCATAATAATTCCTTATAATATAAATTTGGAGGGGCATTGCGCCCCTCACTAAAATTAAGATTCGTCTGAATCTTCTTCAACAGGTTCTGCGTCCGCTACCGGAACTTCACCTTCGGGCGCATCACCTTCTTTAGGCTGGTTAGCCTCTACGAATGCGACGACTCTGGATCTTAATCCACCGACGACTTCAAGCTCTGGACCTTCGAAAGCTCCTCTTTTAGAACATAGATCAACGATTTGAACCATCGTTGCCATGTCTCCTAGAGTAATTCCTGGGGCTTCAGCTGCTGCTGTTTCATTTTGATCTGCCATAATATTCTCCTATAGGTTAGACAAATTTAAGCGTCCCATAATTGGCGACACTTTTCTTTTCATGTAATTATATTTATACATGAAAGTTTGACGATTTCTCTAAAGCGATAAAATAAGTTATAGGATAATTCGAATTTGACCATTGTGAGATCAACTTCGAAGATATCGTAACATAATAATCTCCTTCGAGAAGCTTCAAATTTGGTATGTTAATTATAAAATTGAATTCGTTTTTACAAGCATTATCTGCATCTAAATCCATATCAAATACATTTGCGCTTGAGTCTTTAGTATCAAGTACTGATAATTTAACTATACCGTCATTACCACTAATAGAAAGTTCTGAATGTCCTAAGACTGCAGCTGCTTTTCTAATTTGCGATAGTTTATCCGCAGTAAGCTCAATACCAAATTCAGCATCTGGCATTGTAATATCTTTTTGCGGTGTTGTAAGAATCTCTTTATCTGAAAAGAAATACTTTACTGATGTTTTACCTGGACCTGTAGTAGCATTTTCGATATTAACCAAATTGGTTTCGAATGCTAAACTTGGACTATCAATTAAATTAAGTACAGATAAAAATTCGTTTAAGTCATAGATTCCAAACTCTGGAAAATCTTCAACTGTCTCTGCGATAGCCATAATGTTTTTGGCTTCAGAGATAGTTTTAAGCTTTTGTCCAGGTTCAAATACTATATTAGGATTAATCGAAGAAAAGTTCTTCAATACCTCCAGCGTTTCGTTGCTAATATTCACTTAAGCCTCCTCATGGTGTGATGTATTTTTAGTTGTATGCTCATCATGAACATATAACGCAATTATTGCATAATGTAGTACCTTCATTAAGTCGGCACGATTATATCCTTCTTTCTTCCCATATCTTTGAGCGTATTTTAGGATATTTCCAATGCAAAATCCTTCACCATGACCTCCGTCAATAATGAATTCAGTTGCTTGAAACTTGTTTTTCGAGTAATGTTGACTATAAGTCTTCTCGATATACGAAGCCAGCTCTTTGCAGAGCTGATCTTCATTAAAAATAAAATTTGTTTTAGTAGACATCTATATCCTCCTCTTGATCTGCGACTTCTTCAACTTCAGGTTGATTGAATGCGTTAACATCCGCGTCGATTTTAGTATAAAGATCTAAGAAAGCAGCCTTAGTATCATCATCAAATCTAGAGATACATAAGTTAATTGCTTTCATTCTATCTTGAAATATAGAGTAAGTTTGAGCAATATGGCAAAGCCTTCTTGTTGAAATAACTTCATCAACTCCATCATCATAGAATGTTTTTCTGATAATATCAGCCCAAGCAATAAGTTTATCAGTAAACTCGATTCTTGTTCCATCATCATCGTCCATTTCAGTAAACTTAGCAAAGTGGTTAAGAAGAATTTTCTTTTCAACACCAGCTGAAGCAAATGGTTGATCAATAGCTATAGTAAACCTTTCAAGGAAAGCATCATCAATGATAGAAGCTGCAGTAAATCTGCCGTCTTCTGAACCTTTACCTTTAGTATTTGCAGTAGCAATTACGTTAAAACCTTTTGTAGGAGAAACAACTTCACCAGTCTTTTTGACTAGTACTGGCTTACCTTCCAAGATACCTTGTAAACACATGATCTTGTTAGTAGCTCTATCGATTTCATCTAAGAGAAGGATTGCTCCATTTTCCATAGCTTTAAGAACTGGACCTTTAGAGAAAACAGTTTCTCCATTAACAAGTCTGAATCCACCTAGTAAATCATCTTCATCAGTTTCAGGATTAATCTGAACTCTAATGAATTCTTTACCAAGCTTAGCACAAGCTTGTTCAACCATAAAAGTTTTACCGTTTCCAGATAGACCAGAAACATATACAGGGTAGAACATTTCAGAGGTGATAACTCTTTTAATATCAGAAAATGCACCCCAAGGTACAAATGTTGGATCGACTTCAGCGTAAGTCTTTTCAGTATTGACTACTGATTGTGGTGCCATGGCAATTCCTTGTGCTGGTATTTGAGCAACTGGATTAACAATTGCTGTAGGTGCGTACTCTTCTACAAGAGCTTGCAAGTTAAAGACTCCACGTCTAATTCTATACTCAGCGGAAACTAAGACTCCGTAGTCTTTTCCTGTATAGCCTAGATCAAGCGCAGTATCTTCTACCTCGCTTTTTCTGAACTCTTTTTTATCGGGGAACCTTTTAGCAAGTTCCTGTAAGATTATTTCTGTTGATTTTTTCATAATGTAGTGGGGCTCCTTATACCCTTTTTTATCAAGTTATATGTATATTATACCATAGTTCTATGCAAATGTAAACGATTAATTTCACTTTTTGTGAAAATAATTAACACTTTTATCACTTTTTATAAGCATATTCCTATAAATTCTAAGCAACGGCGATACCAAATTTAGTTAGTAGAACTTTGTTTGCTTTCTTAGACTTAGCTTGTTTTCTGAAAGCTGCTCCTATTTGACCTTTTGAAGCATCATCTTGTAATTCACCAAGAGCTTCGTCAGTTGCAGTACTAAGTTGTTGACCCTTGACTACGTAGAACTCATTGTAACCAATAACGTTTTGGTAGTGAGCAACTTTTTCTTTTCTGTACATAGTATTAGCTTCTTTATATACATCACTGCCGTCATAGTATTCTATAGAATTTACTTCAGATATTTTTGATCTAAAGTCATTATTATCAAATGAAACAAAGAAGCCTAAAGTATTACACCCTAAAGTCTTTTGTAAATTTGATAATAAATCCTTAGTACATCTTCTTCCTAAGTCTCTAAGTTCAACTTTCTTTTTATCAATAATAGCTATAGCTCCTCTATTCCAGTATCCACTAGTATCTACTTGATTCTCAGCACCAACATCTCCGTGATGGCTAGACATGCCGTTTGAATCTCCATCTGATAAGATTACTAGATTCATTTTTTCAATTGCGTTTTTAGATCTAAAGTCTTTAACCATTGTATGAGCTGCTACTAGAGCATGATTGAGAGGAGTAGAACCTAACTGTTCATACGAAGATATCCAGTAATCTAAGTCACATTTAAATCTCCAATCAAGTCCATTATCATCTTCATCCCAGTAACGAGCATTTGGCTTCATAACAGTAGCTCTTGCAAATAATTGGAATAAAGCTTCTTCATAGTTTGATTTTTTCAGATTAGAATTAATTAAATTTGGTAATGCTACGTTATGAAAATCAATATCACTATCAATTTGCATTTCATCGATAGCTCGAGCTCTTTTCTGACATGATGTAAATCCATATACATCAAATGGTATTTGTACTGTTTTACAGAAAACAATTAAATGTAATAATTGATCAAGAACATGACTGAGTGTTCCATGCATAGAACCAGAATAATCGATATACATCATCATTCCATGATTTTTACTATCAGCTAATTTTGTAGCTCTTAAGAATAAATCATCATCAGTTTTGTATGCATGCAATTTATTAACGTTGAGCATTCCAGTTTTAGCAACTGAAGCTTTTTGCCATCTTTGTGCAGCTTTTCTTTGTTCAAATTCTTTTACTGCAGGTCTTACAGCAGTTTTAATTTCTTTTAATCTAGCAGGCCAAAGCTTTTTTAACATATCATAATTTGCTTGATAATTACATTCTGGAGTAGATTCTGATTTAAAAGTTTTTTCTCTTCTTGCAATTCTGTCTTTTGCTAGATCTTCATAAGAAATAATTACTTGCTTTAAAGTTTCTTTCTTAGGACCATTTACATGCGTGGTTTGTCTACCATCTTCATCTAAGTCAATTAGATCTCTTTCTGCATTTCTATAGAAGTTATCAGTAAGTGATTGGTCTTCATCAAGAGTTTGAGTTGATTGATTTTCAGCTGTATCAGCATTTGCTTGATCTTCTGAAGTTTTATCTGCTTCTTCTTGATTTGAATCTGTGTCGCCAGCATTTGAATCTTCTTCTGATTCTTCTTCATCTCCTGAATCGTTTCCTTCAAGTTTTTGTTGTTCATTTTGTTCTCCTGGAGCTTCCATATCGTCATGCCCCTGTGGTAAATCATCATTGTCATTATTACCAGGTGCTTGCTCATCTTCTGAAACAGGTGGAGGTGTTAATAATTCTGGTTGATTTTCTTTTGTAAATGCTAAGATTTCTCTACATAATTCTACAACTTCATCAAATGTTTCAGTTGTAAAAGCTCTGTCAAAATAAGTCTTTTCTTCAGAAGTAAATGGAACTTCAATAAGATCTTGTAATTTAGCTTTAAGATTAATCTTATCGATAAGCTTTACTTCATCCCATTTGATGTTATCTACATCGGAAAAGAATCCATCTTCTAAAAGAATCTTATAACCATTAGCCATTGGCCTAATTAGACCAGGATAATCGCTTCTTACAAATCTTTCAATTCTAGCATCTTCAATTACATTGATATAAGATCTAGGACAACCCTCAAGCTTCTCTGGAGAATCGTGCCAGCCTTCATAAGGAGTATATAAAGCATGACCAATTTCATGTCCAACTAAAAGATCATATACATCTTTACCCATGTCTTTCCAGATTGGAAGACCGAGTATTCTATCTTTTACATCAAACCATGCAGTGTGATAATTACCGTGTTGAACAGTAACATTTTCTTTTGCAAGTAGTTTTGCGATTGTTGGATTATGGTTCATTTTACTCCTTTTTTTATTATCAATATATGTATATTATACTACATTTCGAGGCAAATGTAAACGATTAATTTCACTTTTGGTGAAAATAATTAGCACTGGTATCACTTTTTATAAGCTTAGAACTCAGAGTTATAAGAAAATCACTAATCTCTATCTTTTTTAAGGCAAACTTGACCTTGAGTATCAGTATAAAGTATGAACTTGTCTCCTTGTTTAAAGTCATGTTTATCTAATTGTTCCATTGTCAGTTTATCTGGACCTTCATCTGAAAACTGAATACCGTATGGACTCATTTTTAATTTGTAATCTATATAAGTTACTTGCATTTTTTTTCCTGTGTGGTGTTCCCGACAGGAGTCGAACCTGTATCAGCGGTTTAGAAGACCGATATTCTATCCATTGAACTACGAGAACTGTAAGTGTTATCTAATTTTACTAAAGTTTCTATCCTTATAGAACTCGATTTTAGATCTGAATTTATCCTCTAATATATCTCCTTTGTGAGATATAATAAAGATGTTTGTACCTTCTTCTAAGGTGCTGAGAATTTTAGTTAGATTATTTACACCATCAACATCTAGACTAGAATCAAATGTCTCATCAAGAATCAGTAGGTTTGTAGCTGCTGAATTCTTCATCTTAGCAATTTGTCTCCAAGTAAAGAGTAATGATAAATCAATTCTCTGTTTTTCTCCTTCTGAGAACGATGCATAATTAAATGCATCTCTATGTCTGGAACGAATAGTTTCACTAAAGTTCTCATCAAGATGAAATGCTACGAAAAAATCTAATACTTGCAGATACTGGTTAATCAAGCGATTCATTACTGGCAAATATTGCTTGATCACTTTCGTCTTGATACCAGTATCTTTAAGCATCTCCCCTATTACTTCATTATAGGTTCTTTCCTCGACATATTCTAACTTCTTATCAGTAAAAGTATCTTTTGAATCTCTCATATCTGATAATTCTGTTTTTGCTGATTTAACATCTCCTTGAGAAGAGTTAATCTTATTTATTTCTTTCTGAATTTTGTCAATTTCTTTTTGTAATATACCAACAGCATCATTGTTACTATTAATCTTATTCTGACTAGCTCTTAACGATTCTAGGTTTGCTTTGATTGTAGTACCTTCTGCAGACAAGACATTGAGTTTTCTTTGCATGTCTTCTTTTTCTGTTTGTACATCTCTTGCACATGATTTAACATGGTTGATTTTTGATTCTTTCTTTTCTTCAGATATGTCTTGGTCACAGGTTGGACAGACGTTGTTATCTTCATAAAATTTTGACTCCGAAACTAAATCTTTTATTTTATTATTTAGTACTTGATTGTGGGATTTAATATGAGCTACTTGATCAGTATACTTTTGATAAGCTTCTTCTTCAGAGGTAATCATAGTTGTTAGATTTTTTCCAATTGTTTTTGACTCTTCAAATAGACGCGAGATTTCTGTTTTATGTTCCTTAATTGAATCACGTTTCTGTTCTATCAAATCATTGTTGAGATCTTTTAGATTACGTATATACTTATTTTGAGAATCAATCTTACTCTTAGTTAAATCTAATTGATGATTGATATCTACTAATTGTTCACGTATCTTTGAATTGCGCTCTTTTAACAATTGGTTCATCTTTGAAAATATATTAATATCTAATAAGTCTTCTATTATCTCTCTTCTAGACCAAACTGGCAATTGCATGAATGGAATGAAAGAACTTGATCCAAGTACTACTACTTGATGAAATGACTTATGGTTTAGTTTTAATATATTCTGTTCTAAGAATTTCTGATAATCTCTTGCATTTGATGATTGATTAATAAGATTACCATTTTGCCAAATTTCGAATTTGCCTGGTCTTATTCCTCTGTGTACTTTAAATTCAGTACCACCTATTTCAAACTCAACCTCAACTACAGCCCTCTTACCGTTCACTGAGTTAATCAGCTGATCCTTTTTTATATCCCTATGAGGTTTATTAAATAACCCATAAGAAAGTGCATCTAGAAGGGTAGATTTACCTGCACCATTTTGCCCAACTACTAAAGTTGATGGCGTTCTATCTAATTGTATTTCAATAAACTCATTACCAGTGGAGAGGAAATTCTTCCACCTACATGTTTTAAAATGTATCATATAATCTCTAAATTTTGAGCTTCTGTATAAAACTCTCTCAATTTCAATTTAAGTTTCTCTTTATCTAAATCTGTTTCTACTGCTTCTACATAAGAATCCAGCAATTCAGTAGTATCTTCTAAAGAGACCTTTTCATCTTCTACGCTTTCGCCAAGAAACTCTTCAAAGTTCTCAGCTATCTTGAGTTCGTAAGTTTCAATAGATTGAAGTCGATCAATAAATTTATCGAACATATAAAGGTCAGTTTTGTTTAATACAATGATCTTTACAAACTTTTTCTCAAACTCATTTATATTTATATTGTCGTAATCGTTGTTCTCGTCGTCATATATAAACTTTTTGAACATTGTTATAGGATTACGGACTTGAGTTATTTCTCTTGTTTCAGTATCAAGTACATGAAAATACTTAGGGTCATCTACATCAGCCCACGTGAATTCCATTTGAGATCCAAGATATGTTACATTACCTTGACTTGATTTAGTATGAAAATGCCCTGATAAAACCATTTCAAATCTAGAAAAAACATCAGCACTCATGCCATGTGGATTAGGCATTCCTGCCATCATATCAAATCCTTTTAGTTCTAGATGAGCACCAAGAATAGGAGCGTTACATGTCATTGCAAATTTAGTATATTCTTCATAATTTGCGTTGTTAATCCATGGAATTACTGCTACTCCTAATCCGTCATAATCAATTACCTTTGGTTCCATTATAATGTTTACATTAGAAGTAAAGTAACCAAGTAATTCTTTAAGAGAACAAAGCTCATTAGTATTTTTAAAATACACATCATGGTTACCTGGAATGATATCCATAGTAATACCTGCATCACGCATAGGTTCTAGAAAGTCTTTTCTATTCTGATTTAAAGCTTTGAAGTTAACAAACTTACGATGTTCATAATAGTCACCTAAATGTAGTATTTGTTTTATATTGTTTTCTTTAAGATAAGGAAAGAATACTTCTTCGTAAAATCTTTTTTGATAGTTTAAGAATATATCAGACGAGTTTCTCACACCACAATGGGTGTCATTTAAGATTGCTACTTTCATACTAGCCCATAAAAAGCTCTAGTTTTTGAGCTTCTTTCTTTTCTTTTATTTTTTCTTGCTTAGCAAAGTCTTTAATAGCTTTATCTTTATCTTGTACTTTATTAATACGCTGACGTAAAGTATCTACATAGTTCATAGTTTGTTCAGCACCTTCAGCATCCATACCCATTTGTACGAAATCTTCAATGCCCATTTTTTCGATGAACTTAAACTTGATATCTTGTTGTTTCTTTTCTTTTGCAATTCTTCTGATAAAAGCAAAATAACATATTTGAGTAAAATATGAGAAAGCATTTGGTTTACCTGTTCTAGTAGCTGTTTCAATATTGTAATTATTGATTGCTCTTAAACAGTTTTCGACTCCATCCATAACCATTTCTTCCCTATATGTATACCTTACAAAGTTCGGCCTATGACTTAGACCCTCTGCAATCTTGATAAAACACGTAGCGATATAATCAGTTACTTTTGGTATTTGCGAGTTTTCTGCTCTAGCTTTATGTACTTTCGTTGCATAGTCCATAACAGCTTCAGAAAAATCTCTATTATTCACATAATGTGGTTTCTTTTTAGCGGCACTTGCCATAATAATTATTCTCCAAAATTAAATTATATAAGTTATATTATACCACAGTTTGGGCCATTTGTAAACGTTTATTTGTAATTAATTTATTTTAAAAAAAGTGAAATTAATCGTTTACATTTGACTAAAAGTATGATATAATATATAAGTACACCGGGGAGGGGGAAAGATAGAGATATTAATGAATCGTTTTATCACTTGCTTGGATCTCATCATCAAAGTCTTCTATCATTTCTTCCATCTCTTCATACATGTCATCAGTAGATTTCATACTAACCTTTCTAACAGCAGGAGCATCAGAAGTAGCAATCTTAATATATTCTTGAGCTACATCTTCATCTAGTCTGACATCATGTACAATAGTGTTCTTATTTAAGCTATAAAGCTTCTGCTTAGAAAAAGGAAACCATGGCGTAAAGTGTATACCACCTAACATATTAGTTACGATCTTAAAAGGTCGTTCTATTACAATTGTTAATGGATCAGTATTATCATATCCTTGTGTTACTAATCCAATTATTTCTTCGCCACTCATCAGTTTAAAATGTCTAATATTTATTTCTGACTTATCCAATTTTTACCTCATGTACTTTATAGTTAAATTTCTCTTTAGCATACAGCTTAATTCTATCAGCTGCATGATTAAGTGTATAGTTCTTTTTACTCTTCCAATGTAAGTCATCAGCAATATCAAATACTTGAGTCTTACGATCAGATTTTCTAAGTCCTCTACCAATTGATTGCAATACTCTTATCTGTGACTTCGATGGTGAAGCAAAGATTAAATTATGCAACCTCTTTATATTTATACCTGTGGAAAACGTACCGATACTTGCTACAATAATAGCGTTCTCTTCTTTTTCAGTGATAGCTCTTATTGCTTCTCTGTCATCTACGTCAGTTTCTCCAGATACATAAAATAACTTTCTATCCTTATCTATCTTAGTTTTAAGCAGATCATGTAAAGGTTTACCATGTTTCTCAACAAAATTAAATAATATAAGTGTATTACCTTTTTGATCTACTGCTAGATTAGATATAAAGTTATTTCTTGGACCATATCTTACGATAAAGTCTAATTCTTCTTGGTACTTAGCTTTACATACTTCTTTACATATTTCATCTTTATATTTTAAGAGTAATACAGATATGTCTAATTGTTCTAATGTACCAGCATCTATTAATTCTTTAGTGGTAGTAACCTTATATACTGGGCCAAATAATCCTTCTAATACTAACTGATGCGTTTGTGTTCCATCCAATGTACCGGTTGTACCCATTCTATATTGGGCATTAGTACATTTTTCCATAATTGCAGTAAGAGATTTAGCTTTAAAATTATGCGCTTCGTCTCCTACAACCATCCCAAAATCTTGAAACCAAGGATGTGGTAATTTAAATATAGATTGCCATGTGGATATAATAACTCGATTCTTTATTCCGTGCTTTTCTCTACCACCCATTATCTGATGACATTGCTCTGTGGCTTCCCAATCATCGTCAAGTACAGAATAGTCTTGAAAATCATGATACATTTGAGCTACAAGACTTGTAGTAGGTACTATAATTAATACTTTACCTTCGTGGTGTTTTAAATAGTATCTCATGGCCAAATATATGATCATACTCTTACCAGAACCCGTCGGTGATAATAAAAGGGATTTCTGCTTTGAAAGCGTGTGCGAGAGTCCCTCGATTTGATATGGCCTTGGGGTTACTAAGGAACGGTTCACAGTCAGTGTAATATCAGACAAAAGGCCCTCTAGTAAGGGTTCGAGAACTTCACCCGGAGTACCATAGTATTTTGACCCCTCTGAAACCACACTATAGTCCCTTATCGAGGCAAAGTCTTTCAGATAGTCAAAAAGGCCCACATAGAGTGTTTTTTTCCTTGAATCATACAACCTGATTTTACCATCCCATATCTTATTTCTATAAGCTGGCATAAATTTATACCCTGGAACATAAAAACAAAAATGTTCAGATAATTCTCTTTCTATAGATGGTTCACATTCGACATCTAGCCAAGTTTCATTCTTCTTTTTAACTGTAATTACTTCCATCTTGGACCTACAACCCAACCTACAATTGATTGTCTACTACCTTTAGTAAGAGGAGTAATTCTATGATATAGTAAAGATGGAAACACTATAATTGTTCCTCTATCTCCAGCATTAGCCAAGTCAACTTTAGCATCTCTAAATTTAAAATCACCACCTTCATATTCTTTTTTATTTGTCAACTGTATTATATATGTAAACTTTCGGTGTTCTTTCGGAGCCCATAAAACATCTTGATGCCAGTCATATTTACCACCAACATCGTATTTAAGTAGTTTAGTTTCATTTATAGCATTCCAAGATGATATATCATATCCATAATCTTTATTTATTTTTTTAACGAATGCTAATACTTTAAAATCTAACCATTCTAACTTATGTGTTATATCATAAGTATGAACTATTCTAAGATCAGAAGGCTCGTTTGTTTTGCCATGTTCCCACGTAGGATATGTGAGACCAATCTGAGTTATTTCTTTATCGTTTAAAAAGTTGTTATATACCACTGGTAAATTTACGCCATTCAATCATATTCTTTATGTTTTGATGACGCCATTTTATATTGTCTAATATTTCTTTTAAAGTATCATTAATATTTTGTAGGTAGGCTATTTTTGCTTGAGCTTCTTGAATAACTGGATCAGCGTCGTACCACTTATCCATATCTCCTTTAAGTACTGTATTACCATGTAATGGATCATATTCCCATCCTTTTGAATCTAATTCATCTTGGGATAGTTTACCACCATAATGCATAAATTTATCTCGCAATAGAACTTTAAAGTCCATTTCAGACTTTTTAAGTTTCATACGATTTACACTGAGTATTTCTAGATACTTAGCGTGTAGTTTAGCAGAGTTCATGGAAGTTTCGTCAAGCTTCATCTCATCGATTACTGAGTCTTTCTTCCACATTTCAAGGATTTGTTCTAAATTATTCATATTATATATTATACCACAAAAACGCCTAAATGTAAACGTTTATTTACTCAAACTCAAAATATGTGTATTTAAATGTAGCAGTTGCTTCTAAATATTGTATTTCAGTTTCTTTTGCACTGAATTCTAAAGTATCTAAATTAGTTGGAAATATATCTAAAAATTTAATTGTTTTACCCACATTATTATGCGATGTAAGGACAGATAATCTAGCATCTGATACAAACGGTTCGCCTGTATTAATGAGATTATGCATCCAATCAAATAGTTCTATATAGTTTTCAAAGTTTTCAGTTACATTAAACTTAATAGTTAAGTCTTCAAAGTTGATTCGATCTCCAGTAAATGCTACATTAGAACCTTTATATGGTAATGGAGCTTCAGCGAGCGATATACCTGGTACGTTAACACCAGTACAGAAATATTCTAAATTTCCATATTTTTCTCTATCTATTAGAAAATTAAACCCTATAGGACTTACGTAGTTTTTATTAGTTGTAACTGCCATCTATCTAACCCTGTTGTATTGTCTTATTCCAGACTTTGTTTATTCTTCCACTTTTCATAAATTTATGAAATTCTTTTTCCTTCTTTTCGAGGTGTAATAACATAATATGAAAGTCATTCTTCATTTTTTCTATCATATATCTATTTATAAGGCTAGAAATGTTAGTCTAGAACAAAGGGACTCCGAAGAGTCCCCTTGCCATCTATATTAAGCTACCCACTTAACACCACGGTAAGTTCCGCTTTTTGGTGCTTTAGGTGACTTTTCTAGATCTTTAGATTTCCAAGAAATGCCTCTATAAACTCCTTCTTCCTGTTTAGAAGAAGTTGTTTTAGCTACTTTCTCGGCCTTGATACCTCTATAGTAAGTCATATCAACCTCCAGTTTTCGTTTCGATTTCGTACATACGGAACTAAGCCGTACACCCTTCTCAACGCGTTCCTTCGGTAACTTTCGGTCTCGTTCAGCATATCTGCTTACTTGCTATCCCCACAATGCATTGCAGGAGGTTTTCAGGTTATCCTACTTCCGCCATATTTCTATGGTGAACGTAATATTATTTATACAAGTTAGAATCCAGGCAAAAAAAAAGGAGCTCCGGAGAGCCCCTTTAATTCGAATTAGAATTAACTAATTAAGGTTTACACCATAATGTCGTCAACTCTGAAGATTCTGAAGTATGGGTTAGCACGGTTAGTACCAGTTCCATCTGCCGCAACAAATGGGTTAGCAACCATTCCATATCTAGTTTTGAATCCGATTCTAGGTTGGAAGTCTTCCTCACCAACGGCTTTAACCATTTGTAAAGGAACGTATGGGCAGTAGAACATACCAGCGTCATACGGGTTAGAACCTCTGTACCCTACACAAGCGTAATCGCCAGTTGCATAAGGATCAATGTATACTTTCATTCTTCCGTTAAGAACACCAGCAAAAGTATTACCAGTATCGTCAACATTCAATGAAGTATTCATTGCTGGGCTGTAATCTAACATTCCAGCAGCAGCCAACGCTGAAGCAACATCTGAAGAACAGATAACATAGTTACCTTTTCCACGTCTTGTTTCTTTAGCGATGATGTTAGCTTCTCTTTCGAGTTGCATAACTAAGCCTTTAAACTTCTCAGCACTCCATCTACCGTCAGAGTCAGTGTTAACATTGAAAACACCGCTTAGAGCAGTTGATGATTGAAGTGCACCGATTTTAGCTTTAGTAAGAATAGTTCTTACAACTTCTCTGTTGATTTCCGCAAGGATTTCAGCAGATAGGATGTTAGCCAATTCTGACTCAGCGTCCAATCCGTGGATAGCTTTAAGGTCTTGTGCTAGTTCGATAGTGTACTCAGCTTTTAGAGCTCTTGACTTCGCAGTCACTGTAGATTTCTCGATTGAGAAAGCCATTTCTCCAAATGCTGCACCAGCACCACCTGACATACCTCTTTGTTCAGCTGTAGCTGTAGGTAAACCAGTACCGATACCAGAAACAGTATCAGATTCATCCGCGATGCTTCCAGATGCTGGAGATTCTGAATCGACTACTCCAACTAAACCTGAAGGATCAGCTTCGTGTGTACCTGTACCAGAGAAGTCAGTATCAGCTTCATTAAATAAAGCTTCAGTTCCACCCTGAGTTGAGTACTTAGATTTCATTGCAAAGATAAGTCCTGTAGGACCATTCATTGGCTGTACGCCAGCGATATCATAAGCAATAAGGTTTGGCATTGCACGTCTTACTAAAGAGATTAAGACTGGGTCAAAGTTAGCAATATTAGAACCAGTAGCATTAGCGTGAGCCTCTGATACTTGTCCAAAACTTTCGTTGACTTTCTGTTCTCTTTGGGCAATTTCTTGGTTTTCCAAGAGTCGTGCAGTTACCGCTTTACGATATTTGTCGCCAATAGATGGAGCATCTTCATGATCCAATACTGGTGACCATTTCTCGATTAAATTTTGGTCTGCGTTAAACATTTTTGTTTATCCCCTATTATTTATTTTAAGTGTTTTGTGATAGCTTGAGTATATGCATCCATTGAACCTGTTCCAGCCGGAGCTGTATCATTTCCAATTAGTGCATCAGCTTCATCTACTGTTTCACTTTTACCGTTAGAGAAATATGATTCTTTGATAGTTTTCACTTTCATTTCGAAAGTTTCTTCATCTTCGAATTCAACATCTTCTACTAATGATCCAAGTTTCTCAGCTTCTGTAGCTGCTAAGCCCGAAGCATTTCTTCTAATAACATCAGCTTTAGCATAAGCTTGATTAGCCGCTGTTAATTGAATATTGTCTTCTGTGGATTTATTAAGGTTCTCTTCAAGTTCAGTAACTTCAGCTGATAGTTCATCAACTAAATCTACTTTTCCTTCTGGAACTTCAATGTAGTGTTCCTTAAATACTGATTGTAATCCAGTCATAAAGTCTTCAGCGATTTCAGTCCTAAGACCTTGCTCAACTGCAACTTCATTTTCTTTCATCCAATTTTCTACTACATAGTTTAAGTAAGAATCTACTTTTTCTACGATTGTAGACTGTATTTCAGCAACTTCTTCTTCAAGATTTTGCGCCATTTCAGCTTCGATCTTATCAACAGCATCTCCGACTTTCGCCTTTAATGCAGCTTCAAATACGATACCAGCTTTATCACGGAATCCATCAGATAGCGTAGCTTCTTCAGATACTAATGCATCTAAATCTTCAGAGTAATCAACATCAAAATCTAATTCCTTTGCAGGAGTAGATTCTTCAGCTACTACTTCTTCAGACTCTTCAACACCTTCTTTGATGCCAGCCATCTTTTTAAACATAGCTTGCGCTTCATGTTTTCTTGCTTTCTTAAGCATCTCTACTGCAGCGTTTATAGTGCCAGCTTTAGTTTTAGGAATTTGAACTTCTTCAACTTCCTCGTCGTCTTCCTCAGAATCTTCATCAGAAGGATCTTCATCGTCATCATCCATTTTACCGTATGTTTCAGATTTTTCTTCTTCTTCGTCTTCTTCTTTGTCTTCAGACTCTTTTTTAGCTTTAGCTTCTTCTATATTTGCGTCTTCTAGAACTTCTTCCTCGTTTTCAACGAGCTCTTCAGATTCTTGAATTTGCTCTTCATCAGAGATGACTTCTTCAGCGTTATTGTTGTCTATTTCATTTGACATAGCTTTTTAGTCTCCTAAATATATTTAAAGTTTAGAGAGGAAATTCTTGAACGCCTTTATTTCCGCGCCAGCTAAATGCTTTGACGGAGTACGTTTTATTTCAGTCTCGATTTTTTCAATTTCCTGAGGAGCTAAGATTCCATTATTCCATATCCAATCAACACCTTCCATAACACCATTGACAAATGCCGATGGTGCAGAAGGGTCTTGGACTATATCTACGGAGGCTAACATAAAGTCAGACTTCACATACATGGCGCCTTTGCGGTTCTCAAGAGTACCCATTCCACGACTAGATACACCAACTTTCACACCACCGTCAAGAAGACCTTCTACGATCTTACCCATAGGGGTGTTTAAAATTGATGCTTTTCCATAAACATCATTTCCCTCAAATTTGAGTTTCGTGATTTTATGAGAAACTTTATCAAGGTTTATTTGAGGTCCAGCTGGATGATCTAATTCTCCAACTGCTCTACCTTGACTAACTTGCTCTTTGACATATTTGTCAACAGCAGCTTGTAAAATTTCTTTTTCATACACTCGGCCGTTCCTATTTTTCTGTTCAGCCTGCATGAAAACACCTTCGATGACTAATTGCTTAGCACCGCTTTTTGTTTTTTCTTCGATAACTTGTAAGTTGTTATCTACATATTCTGAGATTAGTTTCATTATTCTGTTTCTTCTCCCATAAGTTTCATGAAGTCATTGGCTGCTTTTTCAGCATCCTTTTGACTTTTGAAGCTATTATCTAATAATTCGCCTTTTATATAAGCAGCAAATTTATTACCTTTTTTAGCGATAATAACTTCATTGTTTTTTCTTTTCCCGCCCTTGAATTTCTTAACCTGTTTATATCCAGGGTCAAGTTTTTCCATGAGCTCTGAAAACCTTAACATTACTCTTCTTCTTGTTCTTGTTTTCTTTGGACTAAATTTGAAGCCACTTCAACCTTTTTAGCTTGTAACGCATCTTTGAGTTTACCATCAATGATGTTATTAAAAGCCTTAGTTGCATTTACATTGTCGCCAGCGGCAACTTTGTCAATCATGTCTTTTACTTCCATTTTATTTATCCTCTACCTTTATTTATAAAAAATTATATGTCAAGATCATCTAAATCGTCCTCATCGCCACCTGCTGCCTTCTCATCTTCCATTTGTTTATCCAAATCTTCGATTTCTTCATCAGATTGCCTCAGAACGTTCTTTCTGACCCATTCGTTTGAAATATATTTACCTACGTATTCATCTAGACTAGCTAGCATTTCAAAACGTTCTCTATACATTTCACTTGCTTTCAATTCACTAAAGTAGTTATCCTCGATAAAGTCGAATGCTATATCTTCTTTAAAAGAAGTCCAATCATCCTTAGTAATTATCCCTTTTAACAATAATTGAGTTTTCAATAGTTGTACAAAGAGATCTGAAAATCTTTTTCTTAGTCTATCAACAAACTTCTTAAACTTAACCTCATCTCGAGATATTTCTGAAGCTCGTCCTAAACTAAACTGTGCACTTTCTTCTGTTGTTAATCTACCAACAGGTACATTCAGTGCTTTATATAACTTCCTTTGGAAATAGATTATATCATCTATTTGCCCTAAGTTTTCACCACCAGGAAGCGTTGTAATTTCTGTTCCTCTTCCACCTTCTCTTCTTGGTAGGAAAAAGTCTTCAAGCATTGACATATGTTTTTTGTCATCTTTAATATCGCCAGTGCTTGCATCATAAACCAATTTATTTCTATATTGATTCATTATATTCTTTAAGTATTCTTCTGCTTTACCCTTAGGTAAGTTACCAACATCAATATAAAATATTCTACGTTCTGGTGCTCTACTTATTCTGTAGATAACCAAAGAATCTTCCATCATTCTTAATTGGTTTACAGGTTTTAATGCTTTATGCAAATATGATAATATACGTTTTCTATCAGATGATAACATACCAGATGTACAGTATGCTATAGCATCTGGATGAATTCTTAATCCTTCTTGAGATGAATTCATTTTATCATCTTGGAATATAAAATATTCTTCACCCTTTTTAATTATTTCTGCTCCAGTTCTAGGATCAGTTTCTTTAATAATTTCTTTTACTTTACGTAATTTAATTGGATCAATATATCTTAGTTCTTGTATACCCTTAGCTGGACTTTTCTCATCTATAATAATATGATATGGTAATCTACCATCAATATACCATTTTCTAAAAGTATCGTGTCCGTAAGCATTAAAGCTTAACAATGATAATACATTATCAAACTCTTCTCTAATTGTTTCTTTGATATTGTCTGAAGCTTCTAGTTTATCTAATACAATATTTACTGGTGCTTCATCATGATCACCAATAATTGAATCATTAACTATATCTTCTATTGCTGCATCACACTCAGGTTGAGTTGATACATCCCTATACTTAAGTATAAGATCTATTTCATTTGCTGCCTTGTCTCCATCTACATCAAGATATTGACCAAAGTGTCCGCCAGATTGAATTACACCTGCACCATCCGATTCAGTATCGGGCACAAAGGATATTCTTTCTGGTTCCTTAGTCTTTTTTCTATTGATTTCGAATCCGAAAAATTCTGCCATAATTTACCTCATATAATCAGAGGGGAAATAAATCCCCTCATCATATATTATTTATACCTCTTACGAAGTAGTGTTCGATTCCCAATATTGTACTTGAAGTTCAACTGTAAACTCTTCAATTGTATTTTCTGAGTCATAGTTAACATCAATAGCACTTAAATTAGTTGGGAAAGCCCCTCTAATGTTATAGGTTTTAGTAACTACACCTTGCTTGTTTAACTGCTCAACAACAACGTCAGCTTCATAATCCGCAGGATCAGAAAGACCAGTGTTATTATTGTGTTCGTTAATTCCATTCATCCAAGCTTCAAAGCCATCTCTTACCTTAAACTCTACGTCATTAATGACTGTAAGAGTTACAGGTTCGAAAGTTCTATCTCCAGCTAACTGAAGTTGTCTGCCTCTGAACGGTACAGGTATTGGTGCAATAACTGAACTTGGAAACTGAGCTCCTTTACATAAGAAAGAAGTTAATTCCACGTCCCCATTTGCATATGAAGGAAAGTTAACAGTAGCTTTGAACATGTTTGCACGTGCGCCACCACCTGTTAGCTTAGATTTAAAATCGTCTACGCCTAAAATTGCCATTAGTTATTCCCCCTTTACCCTGAAGTTCCAGCGATTTCTGTAAATTCTACGCCGGATCTTGTTGCAATAAAGTTAAGTGTAATAAAATTAATCGATCTTGCAGGTTTGATATAAATATCAGCTACAAATTGATTAGAATTAATCACTTGACTAGTGTTGTTAGTTAAATCGCAAACAACTAGAAAATCTTCTAGTCCTCTACGTCCTTTTACATTCCTTAAGAAAGGCTCTACTAGATTCTTAAATTGAGCTCTAGTAAATTCGTCGTTAAATTCGAATAATTGGAATTTAGCGGCAGTAGCTACTGATTTTTCTAAAACATTAAATAGCCTTCTTACATTGATTCTATCAAATGCAGATGGTTTAGATTGTAATGTTTTATCACCAAATAGTACTGTTCCTTGTCCTGGAAATGCTACGATTGGATTTACTCTTGCTTTATACAAAGTATCTCTATCAGCTTGATTAGGATTATAAGCTAGTTTTGTCACACCTAGTAACTGTCCTCTGGTAAATCCAGCAGGAGAGAACCATGCATCTGCAACATTATCAGTGTTAGCACATAAGCCAGCAACATGTCCAGCTGCTCCAATGTAACGATAAACATCATTGTATTTATCATAAACATATAGTGCGCCTGAATCACATGAAGCATATGAGCTAGATGTTAATGTGTCTGCAAATGTTTTCACATCTGCTGCAGGTGAAGAAGAACCAACGGTATCTTCTATAGGTGGTGATACAAAAGCCATACAATCTTTTCTAGCAGCTGCTATAGAGATTAAGTCATTTGCAATAGTATTTGCTCCATTTGCATCAGGAACAGCAAACAATAAGTTTACATCAACTGTTTCTGCGTCTTCGAATAGGTCAAAGCCTAGTGCGATTTCGCCAACAGTTGGTACATTATCATCTGTTCCGCCAGCTAGAGAATCTTCCATTGCAGATGTTGGTTTAGCTATTGAGCTTAAACCTGATAGAGCTGATCCAGCATTAGTTAAATTTGAATCATGGTCCATCCATCTTACATACTCAGATTCTGCATTAATGACATCGACATAATAGTTTGATGTTCCGTCATTTTTCTTAGCATCTGATCCTTGTGAAACAAAAGCAAAAGTTTCTAATACAGTACCAACTGTACCAGAAATTAAGCCGTCTTCATCGATTACAGCTACGTGCATTTCATCACCAAGTGATGATTTGCCTAGCGATACCGCATATTCTGATGTTCCAGGAGCTCCATCAAAGCTTGAACTATAAGTCCAGCCTGAGAAACTTGAAATACCAGATGAAATTACGCTTACTTTAAGACTATTACCTAAGGTGCCTGGGAACTTTGCAGCCCACTCACCAACAGATCCTTGTCCTGCAGCAAAAGAATTTTCATATACAGTATCATTTTTTATCAAAAGTCCAGCACCGTCAGAAGTAGCATTTTTGTTACCTGTAGCGGATCGGACAACTTTCAAAGCTCCACCATACTTTAAGTATGAAGAGGCAGTTAGAAAGTATTTTGCAGTATTAGAATCTGGTGTTCCAAATTTCTCTGCTAGTTCTTTTTCAGTACTAACAGTAGTAACTTCTTCGACCGGACCCCAATTAAATACACCTGCAAATCCACCAATACTGGTAGATACCGCAGGTACGACGTTCGTTGCGTCAATTTCCTTGACCTGAACGCCAGGTGATACCTGAATTGCCATCGCTTTACCCTCTTTTAAATTGAGTTAATATATTAAGTTATCATAATACGGTTATATTCAATATAGTTATTTATAAAAAACGCGAATTAAAGAGTCCCTTTCCATTTCGTGTCTTGTTCAAACCAAACCGTACCTTCATCATCTTTAAATGATTCAGGGCCATCTCTACCATCGTTTATAATACCAAATGGTAGTAAATCATCCTGAATCGCCTTTAATTGTTCTTTGTACAACATATTTTTCATATCTATATTAGATAAAGACTGAAATACATCTGTTGTAGTAAACCACGCAAATAATACTAAATTCATCATTAAATCATCATGATTAGACCCTGTAGCCTGAAAGGAACTTCCCTTAGACACAAAAGTAGTCATTTCAATAATAGTATTTGCATCAACAATATTGAGTTTTCTTTGTTCTATTAAATCTTTAATTGTAGAACAACCGATACGTTTAACCCTTCTTGTCATGGTTGCACCGATTGCATTCTTTTTAATTGCTGATTCAACGAACATATTTTCATATTCTAAATCATAATATAGTCCATTACATACAACTGCTCCTTGGTCATTAGACTCAACTATAATATAAGCTTCATTATAAATTGTAGCATATTTGTATGTTATATCTGGTAAAAGCATAGGTGATATATTATTATCTCTGAATACTGCTACCTGTTCAAATGGATCGACAGAAACATCAATTATAGTAAATGTACTATAGTCCTGTCCTCTACCTTTAGCTACATCAACAGTCATTATATAATCATGGCCTTCAATAGGTTCTTTATATACTGATATATTTTCTGTATGTGTTAAAGGTTCTTGTGATTTTTGAGCTAATAAATGATTAGATGCTATTAATGTATTACCTCTGCCATGAAAGGTATTACCAAATTCTTGCTCAAATTGTAATTCTGATGTATTTGCTACTGTTTGTTTTCTCCAATCATCATCTCTTCCCGGAACATCCCACCAATCAACTCTAAATGGTTTAAACTCATTAGTACCAGTACTTGCTCCTTCCCATAGTTTATGGTATACATTACCCACTCCATTTGCTGTAGAACATATAATTATTTGAGTATCTTTACCAGCAGATACTACTGGATATGTAGAAGTATAAAATTGAGCATCATTTTCAACAAATGCAAACTCATCTAAGAACAATAAGTTAATAGATAAACCCCTTATAGAACTACCAGAAGTAGCAGCTGCCATTATTTTCGAGTTATTACTAAATTCTATAGATCCTTTATTTAAAGCTTTACATCCTGGCTGTAAGAAAAAGGGTATATTTTCTAATGCTAATGTTACACGTGCTAGCATTTCTCTAGCTACAGCACCTTTATTTGCAAGTATTGCAATATTCTTTTCAGGATGAAAACAAGCATACCATAATAGATATACAACTGAAGATATGGATTTGCCTGATTGACGACAAGCCAATACAATAGAAAATCTATTATCATTAAAATGATGAAACATTTCTTCTTGATAAGGATATAATTCAAATGGAACTAAACCTTCATCTAATGAAATAATTTTTACATACTTAGTTGCAAAGTATGCAGGGTCTCTCATACATTTCTGATATTCAAGTATTTCTTCTTTAGTAAACTGAGTTTCAACGCCGTCGCGTTTTACTGAAGGATTACCAAGATAACCAAACTCGTTATTCTTTATCCTTTGCTGCATCTATTACATTATCCTTGTCTAATAACATTCTTTGTAAATCAGTAGTACTACCGACAAATAAGTTATTATTAGTTATTTCTTTCTTTTCATTATCTTGTGTTAAATCTTTCTTCGCTTTTTGCAAAGACATTAATTTATCAGTCACATCACCTAGATTCTTTATTGATGTTGAGAGAACTTCGAATGCTCGTGGATGTTCAGATTCTCTAGCTAATTCAGCTAAAGTATCTAATGATCGAGATCCTGTATTGATTAAATCACGATAAGTATCACGTGAAAATTCATAATCATCTTTTATATCTTTTTTCGTGATAAGCTGCTCATTTCTTTTAGGAGTAGGCAGATTTTTCTCGAGCTTTTCAATCATTTTCTGTTTCTTATCCATAATCTTATTTATACAAAGCTAGCAACTGTTGCTGAAGCACCTGAAGTATTACCAACAACACTTTCTACAGAGAAGTATGCTGACGAATTATTAATTACAATTGTAATACCATCAATACTACCATCTCCAGGATCAACTATATTTACAGCTGATACTACAGTTCCTGTTGTTCCACTTGTTTGTCCTGTTATAGTTTCACCTACTGTAAATGTACCTGTTGGAACTCCACATGTAAGCGTGAATTGATCTGGCTGGCTTAAAAAGTCTATAGTTTGTAATACTCTATATTGATCAGTTCCTGGCGTTGTAGATGCAGATACTTCTGTATCATCTTTATCTGCAGTACGAGGATCAACTTCTAAATTAACTCCTTCATAGAATAATGAGGTATTTGTTTTATCAAAGAAGTCTATATCTATTTCTTTAATAACTGCTTGGCTTGCAGTTGGACCATAAAATGTCATTTTCATTTGAAATTCTAAAGAATAAGTTAACACTCTTCTACTTAGATAATCCCCTTCGTATTCATCTGCTATATTTGTTGATTGTAATATAATAGGAACATCTTGTTTATAAGTTGTAAAAGAATCAACTGGTTTAACAGTTACAGTATATTCAGGAGTAAAGTATGGAAGTATTTGTTCTAATATTTGTAGTCCATCATCTTGGCTTTTAGCCATTATATTTAATTGTATGTTAATGTTATATGGTGTTTGTGTATCTATTTTACTAAGTGTACTAGCATCACTAGAATTCACTTCAGTGACTTTATTTCTTTTATTTAGTTTCTTATTAATATCATATTCTAGCCCAGTAATCTCAAAAGACATACGTGGAAGTTTAATTGCCATTGTTGCTTTATCAGCATCTTGGTCTATACGAGATAAGAATTTTTCTTTTGGCCCGTACGCTAAAGGTACTTTAATTTGATTTATAATACCACCTGAAGCATTTTTACGAACAACACTGATATTATTAAAGAGAGTACCAAATATAGCTACTGCTTTTCTTAAAGTTGAATGATAATAATGACCGCCAAACATTAGTAAGTCTCCGATGGATCACCAAATGGATTAGATTCAGTAAAGTCTAAGAAAGTATCTCCCGCTAATTCAAATGCAATATTTTCAGCCGAATCATCTTGAGGCATAAAATTAGCATCAAATGATGTATCACCAATGCCATATACCTTAGTTACAGTTACATAATTTTTTGATTCAGTACCATAAAGTACTCTAGTTGTAAATTCTGTTAGAGTAGTAGCTCCAGTAACTGTTATATTCGATACAGAAATTGTTCCACCAGCTGTTCCAGCTTTTGTTACTGACATTACTTCACCTGATACAACTACACCATCTGAAACTGTCATATTTACAATTTCTCCACCTACTATATGCTGATTTGAAACATTAGTAGTATAATCCATTGCTACTTGATAAGCATTTGATCCTTGTAAATCATCAATAAAGTCATATCCGGTTTCTATATCTTCATCATTATATTCAAATAATGAGCATGATAATCTAAAAACTGGTACATTCGATAATTGATAAAATGGTTGTTCATCTTCAACAAAAGTAATTTCGAAGAATGAATTTGATAATGGTAAAAATATAACATCACCTTCTTGGGGAGCTGTTGCTGTAACATCGTTATTAAATACTCCAACAAATCTTTCCCATTGTCTTCGTGATATTACAAAGTTAACTTCATCTCTTATTTCTAGACCAAACTTACTATATAAATCTCCAGATCCTTGGAATCCTTCACCTTCTTCAATATATGCTTCAATTAAGTATGCGTCTGTAAATGAAGATCCTTTTTGTTCTCCTAAGATATCATCACGAGTAAGTAATGTTCTTGGCATGTAGTAGGCATCTTGCCCAAAGATTTTTAGAGATTCTACTACAAGATCTTCGTAAAGAGTTTGTTCTGATTTAACTTGTTGGCTAAAATATACATTTCTAGGCATTTTAACCCACCATAAAGTCTACTGGATCTTCCCATACTAAACGAGCTTCTTCTTGTAATTTTTCAATCTCTTGATTAGCATCGTCAAGTATTTGTCTACCATTAAAAGTAACTCCTCCTGGCATAGTCATTCCATCAAACTTTGTCATATTAGTACCCCATTGCTTTTTGATTAAAGCAGTGGCGTATGCTTTTAAAAAATAATCATTCCATACATCAGCATAATTTGAAGTGTCCATATATCTATATGCTTCTACTACTATATAATCACCAACGGCTACTTCTGATTTCCAGTTCATATCTATGTATAATTTATCATCATGTTTGTGATATCTAAAATGCTTATCATCAGAATCTATTGACATATCTAATAAACTCATATATTGCTTAGCCATTTCATAATCGACTAAGTTACCCATATAACTTAATGAAAACATATCATTTAAATGCATTTGATATTTTACATCAAACATACTATTTGCTGAATTTATATCTCTTAATGGAAATACTCTTTTAATTGCTGTTACTGAATCTGCTACTGGAATATATCCGTTATCACGATCTCCTTGAGCAAGGAATCCAGTAGTTGGTAAAGTGGTCGAAAATCCAGAACTTGATCCTGTTACTGTTTCACCAGCAAGAAATGTTCCGGAAGTAACTTCTCCACCAAGCCCAAACGCGCTACCACCACCAGCATAATTTGCTGATATCCCCAGAGATGATATATTAAATTTAGCTCCAGTTGTTGTGCCAGTTACCGTTTCACCATTATTAAAATTAGTTGCAACGGCTTCTGTTGTTAATATAGAATCAATTACTTGGTGTTTTAAAAATACTTTTTCTGATCCATCTGAATGATATTGATAGAAATAGTCAAGTGCTTCATCAACTCTATCATCTATCTGATCATCATCTACATTAATTTCAACTACAGGCGCACCTAATGAACGTTTACAATATGCGATAAATTCTGCTCTTGTAGTAGGTTTTGCCATATTAAATCCTCTTTATTATTCTATTTATAATAGAAATAATTTTAAACGCCTAGTTTACCAAACATAAATGGCCAACCGGTGTTTCCAATATATGCTATTGGTGATGTTCCATCATCTACATACGTTCCAATATATCTACGAATACCACTTTCTACTAAAAACTTTTTAACATCTTTATTTATTACTGGAGCAACTATTCTTTCTACGCCTAGTTTTATTTTTACATCTTCAAATATTTCTAAGCCATTTTCTGTTAACTTATCACTAAAACATGTTGCTTTACTTCCATTTTTGTCATCACCAGTAAGTTGTAATATTATGTCACACGTTCCGGATATTCCACCTAAATCTAAATAGTCAAAGTTTTCAATGCCTAGCCGAGCTAACTCATCATCTATAAGATTAAACTTTTCTGTTAATCTCGAATGTATAGTAAGTATAACTGGATAATCATCAACTATTACATAGTGTAAATAACAATTAGGCGCTTGCATAGTTAATTCAAACCATGCTTCTATTTGAGCTTTACATTTATCTTCATCTCCAGAGTTTTCTTCTAACCAAGTCCAACCACCTTCATTAAGTAAATTTGTTTTATTCTGATTCCAAATAGAATCCCATACTTCTTGTGGCATAAATTCAGAAAAACTTTGAATAGCGTTTCCACCAGCACATGTATATGAATAATTTTTTATGTCCATTATGTTACCTGTCCTGTCGTCAGCGGGCTAAAATACAGCAAAAAGTTTAAGTTTTGAGAATGATTAGGGCTTTGAGCCAGCATAATACCTGGAACAATAGGGCTAGTATTTGTTGTTGGAGGTTTACCTAAATAACCAGGTGTAGTAGTTGTTACAGATCCACTTTGATTCATACATATATTAGAAAAAGTTGAGCCATAATTATTCGTTGTCTGATTAGTACTATTAGTTTTGACAGCAAGATCACTCGGTTGGCTAGAAATTGCCATATTGGTACTAGGATAAAATCCAACATAAGGAGACATATTTACAAACACTCCAAATTGTCCATTACCTTGCGTAGTTGTTCCAAATATACTAAGTCCTCCAGCATTAGAAACGCTCCAAGTACTACTGGTAGTGTTACCAGGTTGTTGATAACCAACGTTATTATTATAACCCAAAGTATAACTATTACCAACGACAAATGAAAAATATCTAACTAAATTACCAGATGAAGTTCCTGCATATGCTGCAGTAGTAAACTGTGTTTCTCCTCCAGCAGCATCATATACCCATGCAGCATATGTACATGTTGCAGCTGAATTATAAGTACTTGTATTAATTCCGTAATTAAATATGTTACTAGTTTGTGAAGCGCTTGTAGTACTTCCAGCACTGTTTTTAAATGTTGGTGCTGATATAGTACCACTTCCAAGACATAACATTAATACTACGATTATATCATCTGCAGATGCAACAGTGTTCAAGTTTTTAGTTGTAACAGTGTTTCTTTGGAAGGCTCCAGTAAACATATTAGTAATATAGCCTCTACCTCCATTAGTTGCTCCAACTCCTCCATGGCCACCATTATGAGAAAATATATCTCTAGAAGTAACATTATTATTACTATTTGTTGCAGCTGTATTACCAGTCCAGCTGATAACTCTATTATCAGTAGGTCTTAGAGGTAATCTTGCAGAAGTTCCACGAAAAGCTCCAAGATTTACATTACTCGCCGATTGAGAAAGATATCCTAAATTAGTAGCTGATCCAGATTCTCCAGAATCCGAAGTAGATGTCCCTTGATGATATGGTTGGACCGCAGTTCCTTTAGTTAATACTGCAGCACCTGGATTTACTCTTGTGTCATTGCCATCTAATTGGCTAGCTGATAATTGATAAGTTCCACCTGTTCCAAGCGCATTACCAGAAGAGTTATGTGATTGAACACTATGAAATTCTGCATTTACATCAGAATATGCTATACCAGATCTATTGCTTTGGCCGTACCTAGATAAACTAGGATGACCTGCCATGTTTCCACTGGCCCACGATGTTACTGCTGATTTTACTGCCATATAGACTATTTATATCCTATTATGTTTCTAATTCTTTTTCTTTTGGGTTATCTCTAGATAATGTAGAAATAGGGTCATCCTTTAATGAAGCCAAACTTGCTTTTTGTAATATAATTTGGTCTTCTCCTAATGTTCCTTTTAACCATTCTTGTACTTGTAATTCAGTGACACTACTAAATTCTGTAAATGAACCTGCAGGTTCTTCTAACTCTAAATTCATAAAATTTTCATGCACTTGACCATCATCTTCTGTACCGATAATATGAAGCGTTGCTTCTTTTATAATATCTGTTTGTGTGTCAGTTGAATAAACTTTTATTCCACTTACCTTATATGTAAATTCCATGGCCATTTTAGCCTCCCGTTAATACTTGAATTGATACTTGGAAAGAACCAGTACCATTTGATCTGGTAATATATAACTGACCCCCACCACTTGTAAGTTGTACTCTAAATGTATTTGGAGAACTACCTATGGTTGTAAATGTCTGGTCTATACCCGTTCCAGTGATTACAGTTGATTCACCAGGAACTAAACCTGTAAAGTTATATCCAATACCACCACCGCCATTTGCAACAAAGAAACATTGACTATGACCATTGTTATGATAAAAATTTATAAAGAATGATTTATAATAAAGATTTGAAGCTACAAGATTTGATGATGTATTATTAATTGAAACCTGAGTAGTCACATTCAGACCTGCTGCACTTGCGGGAGAATGAGTAAATCTTATACCACCTGCTACATTCAGTTTTGCATTAGATGCTGCAGATGAAGTAGATACGTTTAAATTTGTAGCTGTACTAACGTATTTATTATTCTCAATTGTCATCGCTGTAGATGGCGAGCCATTATCAGCAACTTGAAAATACATATTTGATTTACGAGCAGCACCATCACCGGAACCTTGTTCCATGTATATTTGTGCTACACTTTCTTCTGTTGATGCACCATCTGTCTTAAATCTAAAATATCCCGCTCCTCTATTACTGCCTGAAGGAGAATATATGTCTAGTAATACTTCATCTCCACCATTGTGTAGACGCATTGCGTTATGATTATACTCTGAAGAGCTTTTTCTAACACCAATATGAACTACTCCTCTTTCTCCAGAAACCGCTCCAACTGCTTTTATACTTCCTAGTTGTCGATCATCTGTAGAAAAATTTATAATTCCAACACTATCGCCATCTGCGTATGAAGCCGAATCATGAATTAAATCAAATTGTGCACCACCACTACCAGCGTTAGTAGAATAGAGGGCCATTAAATCTCCAGTTCCTTCTACTACGAATTTTCTACCTCTATCTGTTCCGGGGCCAACTAATACGTTTCCACTTCCTAAAGCAGTCAATGCTGTAACAGGTGATCCGCTAGAGGCTCGTAGTATAAGCTTTATTGCTGCTCCTGCGTTATCATATCTATTTGCTAAAACAGTAGTAGTTGCACTATTATTATCATGATAAAGAGAAGTTGCTTCAGTTGTTGATGTGCCAGTTCGTATTAGTAGTCCACCAGTATAGGCGCTATCACCTGAATTCTTAACATCCAATGTAGTTACTGGAGTTGTATTTGCATTTCCAATTCCAACCCTTCGATCTGATGTATCAATAAATATTGTGTCGGGATTTGTTGCACTACCAAACTGTATATCTCTAGTGGCATCTGTTTCTAATGAAAGTTTACCACTATTATTGTGCATCTTACCAACATAAGTTGCAGTACTTCCTACTCGCCACCCACTTACAGCATATCCAGAACCATTTATATACAAATTATCATTAAAAGATGTAGATGTTGAATTTAATAATAATCTTCCTGCATCATCTAGTCTGGCTCGTTCTGTGCCATCTGTTCTAAAACTAATATTAGTAGATGATTGCTGATTATCATTATCTGCATCAAGTCTTAAATTACCATCTACACCTACTATTTGTGAATTTCTTGAAGTATCACTGTCAGTAAATCTTAGAACTGGAGTTGCATTAGTTATATGCAAAGGTGCACCCATTGATGTTGTACCAATTCCAACTCGCCCTGATGAATCAATGGTCATACGAGTTGTTCCTGTTCGTGTTGTAGTATCTGCTGCGGTATAAAAGTTTATTTCAGTAGCAGCATTGTATTGAGAAGAAGCACCTCCTACATCTATCCTATTACCTGATGAGTTTGCAAAGTATTGTAATATTTGGAAACCTTCTGTCTCTGTTCCAGAGTCATATTGACGAGCTAACAAATGTCCTTCTTTATTAGTATCATCAGTGTTGTTATTATAAAGTTTTAAAGCGCCTTGTAAAGCTAAACCAATATCATGCTCGTGCGTTAATATTATTTCACTGTTAGCACCAAATTTGATTGACTCACCATCTAAAGGTAAATTAATACCAGTGCTAGATGTTAAGAGTTTTAAACTATTGTCATAATAAAGTTGTACCGAACCATTTGCTGCAGCAGTTAAATAATTTTCGTTATGAGCAGCGTTTTGTATTGCAAATAAATCTGCACCTATATATAAACCACCTGTTCCTGTATGTGAAAACTTTGTATTGTTGCCATCATGCCTTATATTTGTGTCACCACCACTAGCAGAACCAAACTCTATTTGTACACTATCACCAAGTATTAAATCCCCAGTTAATGTTCCACCTGCTAAAGGTAATTTAGTTGCTATCGAGTTTGTAACTGTTGTACTGAAGTTTGCATCGTCACCTAATGCTGCTGCTAATTCGTTAAGTGTGTTAAGTGTACCAGGTGAACTATCAACTAGTGCTGCGATTTCTTGTTGTACGAATGCCGTATTTGCTGCGGTCGTATCACTATCGCCAGTTGATGCATTTGCTACTGTAACTGTTTTACCAGTAAGATCCATGGAAGTGTGTAAATCAGCGTGTGTAACTGAAGCATCAACAAAAGATGATACCTCACCTGCTGATGATACTAAATCTGCTAATCTTCTGTTCTTTGAAAATGCCATATTATCCTTCTAATGTTGCTATTCTAGCTTCTAATTCTTGTATTGTTTTGACTAATAAAGGAACTAAGTGTGAATGGTCTATTCCTTGATAATTTGGTTGTCCTTCTATTCCTTCCCCGTCTTCCGCTTCTGCTGCTGTATATACTGCATCTTTGTCACCCGACACAGCTTGTGGAACAATACTTGATACTTCATGCGCTAAGAAACCTTGTACTATTGTGCTTGAATCAGCTTTAAAATTAAATTGACTTGGTTTTAATTGTTTCAATAAAGTTGTTCCATCCCAATCAGTTACTACGTTTTCTTTAAGTCTATAGTCTGATGAAGTGTTAAATTGTGTTGCACTTGCGTTTGTTTTTATTGTTCCAACACTACCATTTGGATTATAAAATGAATGGTGTGTTTGTAAGTTGGTTGCTGCACGACTACTTACAGATTGTCCATTAACATTATATGAATGGCCATTGTGACTACCTGCTGAAAAACTCTGTCCATCACCTGCAACATAAAGAGTACCTCCAAATATAGCAACATTTCCATTTCCGTATATTGCTTGCAATACCATACCTGAATTTTTAAATCTAGCTACTGTAGTTCCCGTTGAGCTGGTTTCTACATCAAGTCCTCTATCATTAGAGGTAGAACCTGCTGTCTGGTGTATTTCTACTAATGTTCCAGAAAAACTCTTTTCAACATGAAGCACTGATGCGGGGCTGCTAGTTCCAATTCCAACTTTGCCTGATGCGTCAATAATCATTCTTCCAGAAGCATAAGTTTCTGAAGTAGTACAGGTTCCAAAAGTAATACCCCCTTTTCCTCCTATACCTAAAGTTCCTGCCTGTCCTGCAAATCCTCCAGCTGTTGTTGTCATGTGATAGCCAGCTGAATCAACTCTACCAATCCAATGGATTCCTAACTGAGATGTATCTACGGTAGTAGAGGAACTATTGCTAAAATAAAATAGCCCATCTGTTAACTTAGTAGATAAAGTACCCACTACTTGTAATTTTGTAGCAGGATTATCAGTTCCAATTCCAAGATTTGACCCATTTAAAGTCATTGCTTGACCGTTATTTGTGAAAAACTCTATATTGCCATCGCTTTGTTCTATTCTTTCGTGTGAATCACCCCATTGATATGATAAACC